AACAGCGTTGACAGGTTCGTCGGCAACCTCGGTGCCATCGCGCAGATGAAGCCCGACGTGCTCGACAAGTTCGACAGCGACCAGTGGGCCGACATCTATGCCGACATGCTTGGGGTCGATCCTTCGCTCATCATTGCGGACAAGGAAGTGGCGATGGTTCGCAATGCGCGTAACCAGGCAATGGCGGCTAAGGAGCAGGTGGCTGCGGTTGAGCAGGCCAGCAAGGCGACTCGCAACCTGGCTGCGTCGCCGACCGACCAGCAGACCGCGTTGACCGACGTGATGAACATGTTCTCAGGGTACGGATCACCATCAGCATTGGAGGTTTGACACATGGCGTTTCTAAAGCAGGGTTCGCAGTTTCTCTACAGCAACACATCGGGCGACATTGTTGGCGTGCGAGACAATGACGGCGGCGACCAGTATTGGCTGATGGGGCAGTATCAGCCCGCCTACTACAAGGCCGCTCCGCAATTCAGCATTGCTGCGGCGGCTAGCACGTTCACCAGCCTGACCTACGAAGCGGACGGCGCGAACGTGCGGCTCGTCAGCGCAGGCGTTCACGGCATCGCGGCTGGCTCGGTCGGCCACAGCGTGTATGTCACGTGGGCTGGCGGCACTGGAGTCAGCGGGTTCTATTCCATTGTTGACCGCGCCGTGACCGACAAATTGACCATCAATCTGCCATACGTGCTTGGCCTCGGAACGCCGACCGTGTCGCTGGTGAACAGCGATATCACCATTGTCACCCAGACCATCCCGGCACAGACGATGAACATTGGGATGACGATGGAACTTGACCTACTGGTCAGTTGCACGGGCAGTGCGAACAACAAGACGGTCAAGGCGAACCTCGGGTCAGCCGCGTGGTATTCGCAGACCATCGCATCAAGCATTCAAAGCCTGTGCGTTGAGAAGAAGGCGTGTGTGCTTTCGTCTACGGACGTTCTCACCAACGCGCTGGCTGTACCTGGACACGGCACCGCGACTGGGGCAAACCTGATTCTCCAACCGAGCGGAGGCGTGGCCGCAGCACAGGATCTCACTATCGTTGGCAGCATTGCCAATGCCGGCGAGTTCCTGCGCCTCGAGGCGTGGAGCCTGAAGATCAACGGCGCGTGACAAACTACGACCCACTAGACCTGCGAGGCCAGGAGAAGGCCAAGGCTGACCGCGAACTCCGCGAGCGGATTGCTCGTGAGAACGAGGAGAACGATGTCAAGTGGTTGATGTCATCCAAGCGAGGCCGCCGCATCGTGTGGCGGCTCATGGACCGAGCAGGCGTGTTCCGCAGTTCGTTCAACACAAACTCCATGTCAATGGCGTTTGCGGAAGGAAATCGGAATTACGGACTACAACTTCTCGGTATTATTCACACTCAATGCCCGGAGCTGTATCCGGTGATGATGAAGGAACTAACGAATGAACGAACCAACGATGACGGCGAGCGCAACGACCCCTGACAGCTCGTCAACATCCGCGACTCCCGCAGCCCCCGTCAACGTGGCGGAGGTTCTCTACGGGAATGGGCAGAAGGCGACCGAAACTCAGACTGCACCTGCCGGCGAGGCCGCCAAGGGCAGCGAAGCCCCTGCCACCGAACAGGCACCACAGGCCGAAGCGAAGGCACCAGCCGACGCCACGCCCGTTGTGCCTGAGAAGTACGAGTTCAAGGCGCCGGACGGACGCGAGTTCGACGGTGAAACCATTGCTGCGTACTCGGAGGTGGCTAGGGAACTCGGACTGAGTCAGGACGCCGCGCAGAAGCTTCTCGACCGCATGGGTCCACAGATGGCCCAGCGGCAGGAAGCCCAGATTCAGGCCGTTCGCAACGAGTGGACCAAGGCGGCCACGAGCGACAAGGAGTTCGGCGGGCCTGCGCTCGCTGAAAACCTGTCCGTTGCGAAGAAGGCGCTGGATGCGTTCGGCACCCCCGAACTCCGCGACCTGCTCAATACGTCGGGCCTGGGCAACCACCCGGAAGTCATCCGGTTGTTCTTCCGCGCAGGCAAGGCAATTAGTGAAGACCGTTTCGTCAGCGGCAGCGCGTCCACGGCCAAGGCTCGTGGCCCGATGACGTTTGACGATGCGGCGAATGCTCTCTACTCGTAACTCTCTTCCAAAAGGAAACTGACACATGGCAACTCTTCCCACTAGTAACCTGACGCTCGCCGACTGGGCGAAGCGCACCGATCCGGATGGCCGCGTCCCGGTCATCGCGGAACTCCTCTCGCAGACTAACGAGATCCTCACTGACTGCGTGTTCAAGGAAGGCAACCTGCCGACTGGCGACCGCGTCGTGATCCGCACGGGCCTCCCGTCCGTGTACTGGCGCGCCCTCAACCAGGGCATCCCGAACAGCAGGTCCACGACCGCGCAGGTCGATGAGGCTTGCGGCATCCTTGAGGCCCGCAGCGAGATTGACAAGGATCTCGCCATGCTCAACGGCAACACGGCGCAGTTCCGCCTGTCCGAGGACGTCGCGTTCCTTGAGGCGATGAACCAGACGCAGGCCACGACCCTGTTCTACGGCAACCCCGCCACCGACCCGAAGCAGTTCCTTGGCCTTGCGCCGCGTTACTCAAGCAGCAGCGCAGGCAACGGCCAGAACGTGCTGAAGGCGAGTGCTGGCGCCGGCGGCGACAACACCTCGATCTTCCTTGTGGTGTGGGGCGACAACACCGCGTACTGCCCCTTCCCGAAGGGTTCGCAGGCCGGCCTGATGCACGAGGATCTCGGCGAGCAGACCGTTTACACGGATTCTGGCTCCAACCGCATGCAGGCATACGCCACTCGTTACCAGTGGAAGAACGGCTTGGTGGTCAAGGACTGGCGATACGTGGTTCGCATCTGCAACGTGGATGTCAGCGACCTGATGACGCAAACCACGTCGCAGACCGTCACTGCCTCCACGGCCATCATCAAGCTGATGAGCCGCGCTCTGTACCGCATCCCCAACATGGCGATGGGCCGTGCCGCGTTCTACATGAACCGCACCGTCCACAGCGGCCTCGCCATCCAGGCGATGGACCGCAGCCAGTACGTCCTGAAGGTGAACGAGGCCGTGTCGCAGTTCGGCACGCCGTACTCGTGGCTGTCGTTCCAGGGCGTCCCGCTGCGTTGCTGCGACGCCATTATCAACACCGAAACTGCCGTGTCCTGATAGGACACAGAAAGAAACCACTCAAATGATTACCGACAAGAATCTCGTTGTTTCTGGTACGAACAACGGCCTTCCCAGCGCAATCACTGGTCAGGCCATCACGGCAACCGCCGTGTCCACTGACACTATTGACTTGAGCGTTGCCCGCGACATCGGCGAAGGCCGTGACCTGTTCATGGTCTTCACCGTCGTGGTAGGTTTCGCCGGCACTGGCACCATCACCATGCAGGTCGTGACCGATGACAATGCGTCCCTCTCCAGCCCGACCGTGATCGGGTCGACAGCGGCAATTACTGCTACCAACCTCACCGCTGGCACGCAGTACATTGTCCCCATTCCGCCACAGGTGGCTTCGCTCGGCGAGCGTTACCTCGGCGCGCAGTACACCTGCTCTGCGTCGCCGACTACTGGCACTTTCCTCACGCAGATCGTTACGGACATTCAGGATGGCAAGAAGTATTACGCCTCCGGTTTCGCCGTCAGCAACGTGATCTGATAGGAGCATTTCATGGCACGAGTCAAGGCAAAGGTCGTGGTGTTCATCGACAATCACCTCCGTCAGGAGGGCGACGTGTTCAACTACGACGGCCCGTTCAACAAGCACCTTGAGTACCTTGAGGGCAGCCCCCGAGCGGAACAGGCATCCGACGAGGATGCCCCCGCTCCCAAGCTGCGGCCCGGACGGAAGCCCAAGACCGAGACACGTGCCACGGAATGATCCGAAGATGAGTCTGTGACAAGGGAGGGGAGTCGGCGGGAAACCACGGCTCCCCTCCTCTCACAAGGAGGCAGGCATGGCATCGGTAGTCGAAATCTGCAACCTCGCCCTCGCGCACCTCGGCGATGACGCAAGCATCGCCAGCATCGACCCGCCGGAGGGGTCTGCACAGGCGGAGCACTGCGCACGGTTCTACCCCATTGCGCGTGACAGCCTGCTCCAGATGCACAACTGGAACTTCGCTAGCCGGCGCGCACTGCTCGCGTCGGTGACGATGCCGTACAGCATGTGGAAGTATGCGTACGCGGTGCCTGGCGACATGATGGTTGCCGTCAGCGTGCTGCCGCACGACGCCGAGAACGACTACTCGGCCAAGTTCACGCCAAGCGACAACCCTGACTT